TTACGACAAACTAAATAAAACACTTGATGGATTCTAATTACGAAGAAGGCTTTAAGTTTTTGCTTGATGTTGACCACGAGTCATCATTAGAGGAAAGAATAACATGTTTTAAAGACAGTTATGTGTCTATACTAGAGATAAATGAGAGTGAACTGCATAGCAATCCATTCCTTAGCTTAGCCTACCTATCAAACATAATATCATCTATATGTGATGAAGAGGATTATATTTACGATGAAGACGACTACTTAATAGAGACATGTCAATCAATTGTTTTATCTGACAAATTAGACAATGCTATTATGGAGTGTAATCATGATAAATTTAAGGATATAATAAAAGAGTTCTTGCTTAAGAACGAGAAATATGAACTATTAAATGCAATAAAAAATGCCTAAAAAAACAAGCACAACGAAGTCATCAAAAGAGTACTATGACGAAAGTCCTGAAACTAAAAAGAAGAAGGATTTATACAACAAAGAGTTTAATAAGAAACCAGAACAGAGAAAAAAGAGAAGTGAGTTATCTGTTTTAAACAAGAAGATGATTAGAGAAGGTAAAGCCTACAAGGGAGACAATAAAGACCTAGCTCACACCAAGAGCGGTATTGTATTAAAGAATAAGAGTGTCAATAGGGGCAGTAAGAGTGATTCTCCAGGAGATAAAAGAGCAAGAGGGTAATTTATGGACTTCTCTGATTTTTTAAAGAAAGAGGAAGATAAAAATAAACCTCAAGAAGAAGTTAAATTCAATCACATAATTAGAAAGAGAAACTTCGTAAATAAAAAAGACCTTCCAACTGTAATTACTTTTAACAGGGAGTTTGACTTCTTAAAGTATTTTTATGTGGTTGAGTATTGGGCTATGAGTCAGTACAAAATAAGTAGAGAAGATTTGTCATTACTATTTTTCTTGTATTCTGAGGACTTTTTCGATATAAAATTATTCAATAAGTATTCGTTCTCTCTAATATCAAAGAAAGACCACATGGAGAGATATTTAGAGGAAGGTTACGTTGAGAAGATAAATATAGATCCTTACGACATGACAAAGAAAAGAAAGAATGCAAAGGAGAATCCTATAGACCAGTTATACAAACTAACATTCAAGTCAAGAAGAATGATTATGGCTATCTATGATAGGTTGGTATTGAAGTATGATGTATCAGAAAACAATATGACAACTTTTATGTTTAGACCAAGAACAATGACTAGTAAGGACAGGAAGTATGGTTCTTTGATAAAGGATATGAATCAAAGGAGAAAGAAAATAATTAGTGGGGAAGACAAGAGATATTTAAGGGATGACGTAAAAAAAAGAGGTATATAAACTATACCTCTTTTTTTGCGTTCTATTAAAAATGAAAGTTGTTTTGACTACTCTATAATAACTATATTACTATAGTCCATAATCATATACTCAGTTCCATTATAGATAATTGGATACGTTCTGTGTCTGTCAAATCTTATCACATCCCCAACAACTGCTTTATCAATGTCCTCTCCGATAGACACAATAGTTCCTCTACTAAACTTAGAGTCTTTTCCATCTCCCAAAATAAGACCACTTTCACTCTTAACTTCTTCCTTAATCTCCTTAACCATTAAATTTTTACTTATTACTCTCATCTCTCTTATGTGTTATTGTTACATTTGTTGTTAATATTGTTGTAGCTACAGAGGCAGCGTTTTCAAGTTCAAGTCTAATTACCTTCGCTGGATCTAAAATACCAGACTTTAACATATCCACAATCTCATACTCCTTAACATCATACCCCATTACTTTAGTGTAATTAAGCAGTTGATTTTCTATGTCTGAAGGGTTTACACCAGCATTGTCTAATATAGTCTTAAACGGCTTCTTAATAGCCTCTCTGACGATGTTGTATCCATTATTCACTTTTCCTTTTTTGCTATCAACGTCATAAGACGCATTTAGTAGCGCAATACCTCCTCCATAAACAACTCCTTCAGATTTAGCAGCCTTTACAGCGTGAATAGCATCATCAACCCTATCAAGTTTCTCTTTAAGCTCAACCTCAGTACTCCATCCAACCTTAATTACGGATACTCCACAAGCTAACTTTGAAACCCTGTCTTGCATGTATTCAATTTCAAGCTTGTTGTGTGAGTTCTTGATAACTGAATTTAACTCTTCAATCTTTGAATCTATAGCTTCAGTGTTTGGTCTCTCATTAAAGAATAGAACGGTGTCTTCTTTGGTTACAACGACTTTATCGCATTTACCCAACAAAACTTCCATGTCGTACCCCTCTAACAGCGTAGATGTATCTAAATCAACAATCAATCCTCCAGTAGCTAAAGAAATGTCGGTAAAGTAATCTCTTCTTTTTTCACCAATAGAAGGAGGAGCTATAACAGCAACCTTAAGACCATTCTTTTTATTAGCATATAAAACCTTAGTTACCTCGTACTCCATCTCTGAGATAATCAATAGCTCATGATTGTTTTTGTGACAATATTCTACCACAGGAAGTACTTCTCTGATATTCTGAAACTTACGGTTTGATAGTAGTATCATTACACTGTTAGAGAATTCAATACTTCTATTTTCTGGTTTATTTACAAAACCTTCAAACTCCCAACCTCTTGAAATTGGCATACCACCTACAAAGTCGATATAAGTTTTACCGTTATCTGACTGCTCATAAGAAACCACTCCATTATCTCCAGCCATTAAAAACGCCTCTGAAATAATCTTACCCAACTCTTCATCGTTGTTAGCTGAAATTCTAGCAATGTCGTACAAGAAGTGGTCCTCAACTTTAATTGAAGATTCTTTTATGTATTGAACAATATCTTTTACAGCGCTTTCAATACCAATCTTTAAATCAATTGCAGAAACACCCTTCTTCAATTGCTCTTGAGACAATCTAACTAACTCCTTGATTAACACTGCTGTACCAGTCGTACCGTCGCCTGCTTCAGAAACAGTCTTTCTACAACCTTGCTTTACGAATTCACAACCAAGACTTTCAACTGCTCCCTCAAGAAAGATACTGTCGGCAACAGATACACCATCTTTTGTTACAAGAGGTAATCCTCCTGGACTCTCTATTAAAACAGTTCTTCCTCTGTACCCCATTGTGGATGCAACTGCATCACAAATAGTGTTGACTCCGTTTATTAGAGGCTCTTTTGCCTCCTCATTAAATTTAACTTCTTTCACTAATACGCTCATATTTTTTAAATTTTGTAAATTTGTATTGGGCAAATATAAGGATTTTTTCTTTGTATCTTTGCAAAAATTTTCTCACAATAATGATAGATAAAGACAGTTTACCTTGCAACAAACCCAAGAGAACTCCTGACCACTCTAAAAAGAGTCATGTAGTAAAGGCTTGTTATAATGGAACTGAAAAAATAATTAGATTTGGAGAGCAAGGAGCTAAGACTGCTGGTAAACCAAAAGAAGGAGAAAGTGATAAGATGAAGAAAAAGAGAGCTTCGTTTAAAGCTAGACACGGTAAAAATATTGCTAAAGGAAAATCTAGCGCTGCGTTTTGGAGCGATAAGATAAAATGGTGATAATCAATTAGTTACTAAATAAATAAATAATATAAAAAAATGGCATATCAAAAATTACAATCAGGTAAAGCGAAAGCTGTAACACCATCAAACACAGCAGATATATTTTATTCAAACGCTGGAGATAATCAAGGGTGCGTATTGTACGTTGGTACTGAAGGATCTTTAAAGGTTAAAACTATTTCTGGAGATGAAGTTACATTCGTTGGTATTCAATCGGGATCTTTCTTACCTATTCAAGTGTTAAGAGTTTTCGAAACAGGAACAGATGCTGATGACATCATAGCTTTATGGTAATATGCAAATATCTATATCAAACTGTATAAAGGGAAGTGTAATTAAGAGTGGATTATCTCCTGTTAATTCAGTTGCTCCAGTTATAAGTGGAACTGCAACGGTAGGAAGTATTTTGACTTCAACTACAGGTACTTGGATTGGAAGTTTACCTATTACTTATACATATCAATGGTTGCGTAATGGTTTAAATATTAGCGGTGCAACTTCATCTACTTATACTTTAGTAACTGCTGATACTTCAAACGTGGTATCTTGTAGAGTAACTGCAACTAATTCAGTAGGTAGTGCAAATGCAACATCTAATAGTTTAACAATTTACGAGGCAGAATATAAAGCTATTTTAGATTACGCAACAACTAATAGTTATGCGTTACCAAGTACTGCACAAAGATTAAAACAAAATACTTTATTAAGTAGTTTAAAAACTTCGGGAGTTTGGACTAAACTTGATACGTTTGCGAATTTTGCTACAGATGGAAGTACTCAATTTGCTTTAATTGATTGGAAAAGACTAACACAATATACTGCTATTTTAAGTCCTACTTTTACAACAAATGAAGGATTTACAGGAAATGGAACAAGTAGTTATATCAACACTAATTTCAATCCAACAGTCGGTACTAATAAATATCTTTTAAATAACGCAAGTAGATATATATATACATTGAATGTCGTCAATATTTTTGATGGTGTCGAATTAAGTGTTGAAAATAGAATTACAACAAGTGGTACTGCTCAAAGAATTAATCAAGGCAGCGGAGTTATTAATTTAGCTTATTCTTTTACAACAGGAGCTGGGATGAAATCTATACATCGTACAAGTTCAACAAATGTAGAATTATTTTCAGGAACTACTCAAGCAAGTAGAACGGCTAATTCTAATTCAGTTGTAAATGCAAATCAGTTAATATCTCGCTCTTTGCTTACATATTCAGCTAATAGAGTGTCTATGTATGCTATGGGTGCTTCATTAGTTTCTGAAAATACAGCTTTTGTTAATGCTTATAACACTTATATTTCTTCATTATGATAGTACTACACCCTAACACAGAACAATACAACGCATTAAATGGTTATTTTAATAATTGTTATAAGGTTGAATTTGCAAAAGATGGCTCTGGTAGATGGATTGCTGGGCTTGAAGTTTTAGAATGCAAAGAGTTTGAAGCAATACACGATCAATTAAACGAATTAGAACGAATAGAATATACACCCAATGAAGAAGAAACTATATAACCTATTTTTAAAGTACTCCGATAAATTAGCACACGCTTTTTATGGTGCTTTATTTTATTTATTTTGCACATTATTATTCAGTAATGAGTTATCATTATTTTTAACTTTTACTTTAGCGGTTGGAGTTGAATTGTATGATAAGTATAATAAAGGTAAAACAGATTTACTTGATATTTTTGCAACGATTTTAATACCTATAATACTATTTTTATTATGAGCAGAAAAGAACAAATAGACTTATTCCTTTCAAAATGGGTAAGTCGTAAATTATCAGTTTTTGTAGTAGCGTCTGCTGGGTTATTCGGGGGCGTTATAACATCTACTGATTGGGTAATTATTGCAACATCATACATAGCTATTGAAGGAGCAACGAATATTGTAGAACGATTAATGAAAGTAAAAAATGTCAATTAACGATTTGAAGATATACGGACTTAACTCAATTGCAATGGCTATAAGTTTTAGTAATGTAGAAGCGACTTTAAAAATACTGCTTCTTTGTGTTTCCATTGTTTATACTATTTTAAAAACCATTGAATTAATCAAGAAAAAATATGACGACAAAGCAGATAATATCTAAATATGGGAAGCCTAATGTTACAGGAGAAGGTTATCTTGTGACAATTAATTTACCATACCCAATGAGATTAGCTTGGGATACAGATACAATTGTTCATAAAATGAGATGCCATAAATTAGTTGCAGATAAATTCCTTGCTGTATTTAATGAAATTCATAGAGTTTATGGTTATGAGAAAATAAAAGAGTTAGGTATTGACTTGTTTGGAGGGTGTTTTAACTTTAGAAAGATGCGTGGAGGTAATGATTGGAGTACTCATTCTTGGGGAATCTCGCTCGATTTAGATCCTGCAAGAAACCAATTAAAAGAAACAAGTAGGACTGCTAGATTTGCTAGACCAGAATACAAGAAAATGATTGATATATTTTACAAACACGGATTTATAGGTTTAGGTCCAGAGCAGAATCGAGATTGGATGCACTGGGAAATAAAAGAATAAATATGGCAAAGATAAAGACATACGAAAACGACAACACAATTAATGCAAATGACAAGTTAATTGGTACAGATTTTAACGACTCTGACAAAACAAAGAACTACTTAATTTCAGCATTAAAGAGCTATATACTAAGCGGATTAGATGTAAGACCATATAAAGTCTACACAGCACTTTTAACACAATCAGGAACAGAAGCTCCTGTAGCAACAGTCTTAGAAAACACTTTAGGCGGAGAAGTTGTTTGGAGTTATGTGGGTGTAGGAGACTACAGAGGAACTTTAAGTAATACTTTTACAGAAAATAAAACATATCCTATAGGAAGCTTTAATGAAAATTACGATCCTTTTTCACAAGCTATGTTAGCATGTTTTTTAAGATTGAATAGTAATCAAGTACTTATACAAACAGCTGTAAGCAATGGCGACTCATCTAACAACTTATTATCTCAAACACCAATCGAAATCCGAGTATATAATTAAAAAATATTATGGCAAGAATACAAACATACACAATAGACACATTAATATCAGATAACGATATTATAATTGGAAGTGACGCAGACAATAACAACGAAACAAAGAACTTTCCAGCGGGACTTATTAGGGAGTTTGTTTTATCTGGTCTTGAGCCTGAAGTTGGAGGAAACCTAAAGATAACTACAATTGTAGATAATGACTCAGAGGAAACAACTCCTGAAGACTACTTTAATAACTCAGTTACACCGATAGTTGTATTACACTACGAAATTGTCTTTTTAATTTTAAATGGTAGAACATTTATATTTAGAAAAAACAATGATGTGTATGGAGATGGAGAAACTCAAGTTGTATCAGGTGATTTTACTGAAATAGATATAACATCTGTTATTAACGCAAACCTTCAAGATTTAGACTCAGTATTGACTGAAGGAAATGTATCAACTCAAGATGCTAAAGTAGGTGGTTTATATATTTATAATCCAAACACTCCTTCTGGCAATGGATATGTATATATTACTGGAGACAAGAATAGATTTAATTTTTATAGTAATACTGGGGTTGATTATGGATACTTAACTCAAAACTTTATTAGATTAGAGGATTCAGCAAACAACTATGGTTTTAGTATATCTAAACCAACTACATTAACTGGTAATTATGTTGCTACATTTCAAAATGCAACTGGTACTGTGGCTTATATATCCGACATCCCTACTGATTATATAATAAACGTGTTTTCTAACTCAGACGAAATATCAGTAACAAGTAATGATGGAGAAATTGAGTTAACATACAATGAACAAAAAGATGTTGTATTGCTTAAAACCTATTTGATAAATACACTAACAAATACAACTTATTACGAAGACGGAGGTTTATTCTTTTTTGACGAAATCGAAGAGCCTATAAATGCACTAAAACTTAGTTTTGAGGAAGATATTGTCGTTGATTCTACTGACAATTTTGGATATGTTGCTTTTCACTATAATAATGGAATGAATGCGATATATACAATACCACTAACAGGACACTCTGTATCTGGAACTGATCTTACAGTTAGACTACCTTTGGTTGAGTATTGGAATGTAGATTTATCCTACTTCTCAATACATTTACTTGTTGGCTGTGTTTCTTCAGGTACAAGTGGTCGTTCATTTAAAGGACTAACACCTTCTGCAATAACTAATTATTACAATTTTAGCTCTTTAATTGTTTAATATATGGATAAAAAAAACATAATATCAGCAGTGATAGGGTTTGTAATTTGCGCAGCCCTATTGCAATTTTGCGAAGGACCAAAGAAAGAAGACAAAGTAGTTACTAAAATTAAAGTCGTAAAAGTTACAGATACTTTAAAGCTTAATGGAAAGGTTGTCACTAAATATAAAAATGTATATATCAGAAAGACAGACACCTCTGTTGTTTATCTAGACAAACCCGACACAACATCTATTTGTGCTAACTACTACGAGCAGCCTATTATTGGCAAAAGAAGTAATGGTATTGCTAGAATAACAACTACAGGAGAGTTAGTGGACTTTTCAGCAACAATAGAATGCCAGGACAGTATAACAGAAACAACGATAACAAAATACAGAGATAAGAGTCAATTATTTTTATCTGGAGAATATAATACAAGTAGAACTATGCAATTAGGTGTAGACTACAATATTAAGAATACAATATTGCTAAAGGCTGGAGCTGGATATAACTTTGAAAGTAAAGTTCCACATATTTCATTAGGTGTAGGTATCCCTATATTTTAAGTATCTTTGCAAATAAAGTTTAATTTAATTTAAAAAAATAAAAAATGAAATTGATTAGAAAAATATCAATTGGACCAGATTTGAAGACAGCAATGCACTACCAAGTCGGTACAAAAGTATCTGGTAATTCTAAGGAAATATCAGACATAATAAAAGAAGATAAGTTCTTTGACATCTATGTAAGAGAAATTGATGAAGACGTTAAGATGATATGGAAATCATTTAACATTGACTCCGTATCTCATATTGAGTACGACACAAGTATTTAATTAAATCATGAAGAGTCCTCATTATTTTATAGTTAAACCTTTGAACGAACAAAGGTATAACAGTGAATCTAATGGATTGATTGTAAATGTATCTTTAGAAGATCACAACTTTACTCAAAGACTTGCAGAGATTATCCAAGTTCCAATTGGATATGATGGTCCTGCTGAAGTCGGAGATACGTTAGTTGTAGGTCATAATACATTTAGAATTTACTATGACAATAAAGGCTACCAGAGAGAGAGCAAGTATCACATTCAAGATAACCTTTTCTATGTTGAGCCAGAACTGTCGTATATGGTAATAAAAAGAAATTCAAATAACTACATAGCTTTAGAGCCTTATTGTTTTGTAGAACCTTTAAAAAAGGATTACGAGTACGAAGGTATTAAAGAGGAGGAGCAATTTGGGGTATTGAAGTATGCAAATACAGATATGTTGTCAAAAGGATTTAAAAATGGAGACAAGATTGGCTTTATGAAGGATTCAGAATACGAATTTAATATAGAAGACCAAAAGCTTTATATGATGAAACAAAGAAGAGTATTAATGATATGTTAGGACTTAGCAAAGATATTGAGATAGCTGTAGACACTGTAATCGAAGGATTAGAGTACCCTATTGATATGTCTATGGTTGAGCCTGATAAGGTTAAGACAATTGTAAAGGCTAAAGTCGATTCGTTCAAATACGGTAAGGACTTAATAGTTAGATGGCAAAATAGCTCTAGCGCACCTTCAGATGAGAAATTAAAGAGGTATGTTAAGAGATTAATTAAGTCTGGTGACTTAGCATTAAATATACTTAGAGAGGCTCTTAGAGGGAAGATAAATTACGATGATTTAGATCCTTCTAAACACCATTTAGCTATTTCTGTAAAACCACTTATTCACCAAGCTATTGTAGAGATTGACGCTTCTTTAATTGAGCTAAGGATGCAGATTGATGCCGACAATATAAACCTTAAGGAAAATGAATTCAAAAGAGGGTATCCTGAAAAGTTTGCTACTGGAGAGTTTTTGCCTTTAAAGGACTACTACAAAAATTGGTACGACGAAAGTAATGACTCAATACTACTATGTCCAAAAGGAACTAAAGGAGAGGTGCTTAGGTTACATAATCTAAATATTACGCTACCATCTGTACCTGCAAAGAAAGACATATTATTTTCTAAGTTAAAGAAAGAGGATCAACACTGGAAAAGACAGGATGTTCCAAGTGGACTAAGTCAAGATAATGCTGAGTCGTATATAGAATATATAATTGAAGAGTTCAGGAGAAGAAGAGAAGGTATTTGGTTTATGAATAATGGAAAACCTGAATACTTAACTGGTACTCATTACTTTGCGCTTCAGTGGGTTAAGATGGAGGATAACGGAGACTACATGGACTTTAGGTATGCCCAAAGAGATATGTTTTATTTTACACAGGCTTGTATTGTAGATCCAAGATGTTTAGGAGAGTTATTTGTTAAGTCAAGACGTACTGGTTATACATATCAGATTTTATGTCAGTTACTTAACGATGGAACTTCTATTTCAAATGCAAGGCTAGGTATGACATCTAAAACTGCTGATGACGCTGCTAAAGCATTCTCTAAGTTTAGTTATGGATACTTAAATTTACCATTCTTCTTCAAGCCTATTGTAAAAGGAGCTGAGGATAGTAAAAAGTTCTTAGAGTTTGCAAAGCCTTCTGACAGAAGTAAGGTTTCAAAGAAAAATAAAGACACAAACACAGACGACTACTTAAATACATTGATTGACTACTTACCAACAAAAGATGATGCGTATGATGGTCAGAAAATGTTTAGGTATCTTGGTGATGAGATTAGTAAATGGAGTAAACCACACAACTTTGAAAAACACTGGGGACAAGTATCTCCAACATTTGACACTGGAGGTAGGGTAGTTGGTAAGGCGTTCTTAGGTTCTACTGCAAACGCTATGAATAATGGAGGTAGAGAGTTTAAGAATATATATCTTTTGTCTGATGTTAAAAAAAGAAATAGTATAACAGGAAGAACACCATCTGGTCTTTACTCATACTTTCTTCCAGCACACAAGAACATGGAGGAGTTTACTGATAAATACGGAGTGTGTCATGAAATAGTTGAAAAAGGAAGTGGTTATTATAATGTGCAAGGAGAATATAAAACGATTGGTAGTATTCAGTTTTTAGAGGCTAAAAGAAGTAGCAAGAAAAAAGAAAGCGATATATCTTATAATGAAGAGTTAAGAGCGTTTCCAATGACTACAGACGAGGCGTTTAGAGATGAACTACATCAATCATTATTTAATATAGAGAGAATTATATCTCAAATGAAGTTTAATGATGAGTTTGAGGTTGAAAAAACATTAGTTAGAGGTAACTTTCAGTGGAAGGATGGTGTTAAAGATTCAGTAGTTGAATGGAAACCAAATGAAAGAGGTAGGTTTTTAGTATCCTGGATACCTCCTGAAGAGTTACAGAATAGATTTGAAATAAAAATGAATCATGGAGGGTATTCAAAACATCCTTTAAATGATGATCTTGGAGCTTTTGGTTGTGATACATACGACATATCTGGAACTGTTGAGGGAGTTAGAAAAGATGGAACATATAACGAAGAAACATCAAGAGCGTCTAAAGGTGCTTTACATGGTCTTACTTCATTTACATTAGGAGATGTTCCTAGTAATGCGTTCTTTTTAGAATATGTTTCAAGACCAAAGACAGCAGAAATGTTTTTTGAAGATGTGCTAATGGCTTGTGTGTTCTACGGAATGCCTATCTTAGCTGAAAATAATAAACCGAGATTACTTTATCACTTTAAAAATAGAGGATATAGAGGATACTCAGTTACAAGGTTTGATAAAGCCTCAAATAGACTATCTCCAACAGAGAAAGAATTGGGAGGAATGCCAAACTCAAGTGAAGATGTTAGACAAATGCATGCGTCAGCAATAGAAGCTTACATAGAGAAATTCGTTGGCAGAAACAACGAAACAGAAGAAATAGGATATATGCCATTTAACTTTACATTAGAAGACTGGATGGCGTTTGATGTTACAAATAGAACTAAATTTGATGCCTCTATTAGTTCAGGCTTAGCAATCATGGCTGTAAATAGAAGACTATATACTCCAAAAGAGCAAGCAAGAGAGGTTACGGTTAACTTAAAGATGTATAAAAATTAGATATGAGTATTAAAAAAGTAGGTGGTGTTTCTATTACATATAGAAGCTTCCCAAGCCAGAATGAGAGTTTTGAGGTTCAAAAGTCATCTGATTATGGGTTACAAGTTGCAGAAGCTATTCAGTATGAGTGGTTTAAGAGAAATGGAGCTTCTTGTAGGTATTACGACCAAAGGGATGAGTTCCACAAGAGAAGAATGTATGCTAATGGCATGCAGGGTACTGCAAAGTATAAGACCTACTTCGCTGTAAATGGAGACATGTCTTACTTAAATCTTGACTGGAGAATCGTTCCTGTTATACCTAAGTATTGCGACATACTTATTAACGGTATTGCTCAAAGAGAATTCTCTGTAAGAGCCAGAGCTATCGATCCTACATCTGTAAAAGAAAGGATTGAAAAGAAAGAGAATCTTGAGAAAGATATGATGACTAAGGATTTTATTGTTGAAGCCAAGAATCAATTAGGAGTTACTTTAGGTTCTGTTCCTGTGGATAAAATACCTGAAAGCAAAGAAGAGCTTGACGTTCAGATGGAGTTGGAGTATAAGCCAGGAATTGAAGTGTCTAATGAGTTAGCTATAGCCACAGTTTTTGAAGAGAACTCATACAACCAAATCGTAAGAAGAAGAATTGAAAAAGATATTGTAGAGGTTGGTGTCGGTGTTGGAAAACATAGATACACTCCTAATGATGGTATTAAAATTGATTATGTTGATCCAGCTAACTTAATATGGAGCTACACAGAAGATCCTTACTTTCAAGATTGTTTTTATTTCGGAGAGTATAAGAATGTAAACATATCAGAAGTATATAAAGAATACCCAAATCTTTCTCCAGAACAGAGAGAGATATTAAACGGAATATCTTCATCTTGGAATAACTATTACGAATTAAATTTTAACGGTCAAAACAGAGATACCTTAGATGGTAAGTTAGGACTACTATACTTTAATTACAAGACATCAAGAGAGAAGATTTGGAAAAAGAAAAAGAATTCAAAAGGAGGTAGTAAAATTATATCTAAAACAACAGACTTTATTTATAAGGGAGCTGGAGATGCTGACTTTGAAAAGCTAACTAAAATTGAAGAGGTTTGGTTTGAAGGGGTTTTAGTTTTAGGTACTAATATATTGTTAGAGTGGGAAGTATGTAAGAACATGGTTAAGGAGAAATCAAACCTATCTAAAGCACTTCCAAACTACATTGTTAACGCTCCTAAAATGTACAAGGGATTTATTGATTCAACTGTTAATAGAATTATACCATTTGCTGACGACATTCAAATGTCTTGGTTGAAATTACAACAAATAAAACAAAGAGTAGTTCCTGATGGTCAATACATTGATATTGATGGTATTACAGGTATCAATTTAGGAAGTGGTAATGCGTACACAATTGAAGATGCGCTGAATATGTACTTTCAAACAGGATCTGTTATTGGTAGAAGCTCTACTTCAGGTGGAGAATTTAATAATGGTAAAGTTCCAATTCAAGAAGTTAGACACTCATCTGGACAAGACAAGATATCGTCTCTATGGAATAGTATTCAGATTTCCATGGATATGATTGCTCAGGCAACAGGTATTAATCAAGCTATTGACGGAAGTAATCCTGATAAAAATAGTTTAGTTGGTATTCAAAAGATGGCAGCTTATTCATCTAACGTGGCTACAAGACATATACTTGAGGCTAGTATGTTTATAACTAGAGAGTTAGCTAAATGTATATCCACTAGAATATCAGATGTACTTCAGTTCTCTCAATCTAAGAATGATTTAATTCAAAAGATTTCATCTCTTAATGTAGAAAGCCTTGAAAGTATTAAGAAACTATACCTACACGACTTTGCTATATTTATAGAGTTAGTTCCTGATGAGGAGGAAAGAGCTAAATTAGAGGGAGACATATCATTTGAAATAAAAGCTGGGAATCTTGGTGTTGAAGATAAGTACGCTATTATGGGTATTAAAAATATAAAGCTTGCTACTAAATACCTTTCTGTTCGTAAGAAAAAAAGAATGGATGAGATGCAGAGTCGTAAGATGGAGGAGATTCAAGCTCAAACAGAAGGAAATATGCAGAGCGCTCAAGCAGCCTCTCAAAGTAAAGCTCAGTTAATTCAATTAGAGGGACAGTCTAAAGCACAAGTAGAAACCGCTAGAATTGAAGGAGAGATAAGAAAGATGCAGATGGAGGTTGAATTTAAAAAGCAGTTAATGCAGATAGAGTTCGACTACAATATGCAGTTAAAAGGAATAGAGGTGCAAGGAATGACTAATAAGGAAGCTATGAAGGAAGATAGAAAAGACGAGAGAACAAAGCTACAAGCCACACAGCAATCAAAATTAGTTGAGCAGCGTAAAAAAGATTTACCATCAATTAACTTCGAGAGTACAAATGATAGTTTGGATTCGTTCTCGTTAGGAGAGTTTGAACCTAGATAGTAGGTATTAAAATTCTTACAAAATAATTCATAACTTTGCAAAAAATTAAATCAAATCAAATAGTATGTTTAAATTCAGATTAGAAGGAGAACAAGATGCTCCTCAAGAAGTAGACAACACAACTGCTCAAGATAATACCGAGTTCATGGACAATGAACAGGTAGATAAAGTGAACAACGAAGAAGATGTACAAGAAGATGTACAAGACAGCGTTCTTACATTTAATAATGATGACGATATTTTAGAATATCTAAAGTCTAAAGAAGAGTTAATGTCAAAAGTATCTAGGAATGAAGATTCTGAAATACCAGAGGATATTAAATCTTACTTAGATTATAAAAAAGAAACAGGTAGAAGTTACAACGACTACCTGGAACTTCAAAAAGATTTCTCTACATTACCTGAAGAAGTAATCATTAAGAATTACCTAAAGGAAATGAATCCAGAGTACACTGACGAAGAAATTGAAGATGAGTTTTTAGATACTTACGGATATGACGAGGATGTTGACGATGAGAGAGATATCAATAAAAAAGTACGTTCTTTTAAGAAGTCTCATTCAGAGGCGTTAAAGTACTTCGATAGCTTGAAGGATAAATACAAAGCTCCATTAGCGGTGTCTAATGATGCAGTAATTCCAGAAGACTATATGCAAGCTAAACAGTTTGTTGAAGGACTTAAAAACCAAGAAGAGGCAGGTAAACAGCAATCAGAATACTTCTTACAAAAGACAAATGAATTATTCTCTAATGATTTCAAAGGTTTTGATTTTAAAGTTGGAGATGAAGTAATTAGTCAAAAGGTAAGTAATGTAGAAGCTGTTAAAAACGACCAATCAAATGTAATGAGCTTTTTTGGAAAGTTCTTAGATGAGAATGGTTTGATAAAAGATCCTGAAGGATACCACAAGGCATTATATGTAGCTATGAATTATGATAGCATCTTACAGAATGTTTATGAGACCGCAAAAGCAAGGGCTATTGAGGAAGAGATTAAGAGTAGTAAGAACATTGACATGGGTGGTATGCGAAAGGCACAAGAAAATATCCCAAGTGGTATTAAGTTTAAATTAGTATAAAAACAAAAAAACATTTAAAAAATGGCATTAGAAGCAATCCCAGGAGTAAAATTAACTCCTACAGCTACAAAAGAAATTTTGTCTAGCAACTATTTAGAAGCTACTGACTTCGACTTTTCAAATCAGTACTTACCAGAATTGATGAACAAAGAGTTCTCAAGATACGGTAATCAATCAATCAAAGGTTTCATCGAAAGAATGGGACAAGAAGCGCCAATGCAATCTGACTTAATTAAATGGTCTGAAGAAGGTCGTTTAAGACCAGTTGGTACAGGTGTAACTCGTTCTTCGAATGTATTCACTTTGGCTGCTCACACATTTAGAGTTAACGATACTGTTATCTTTAATGACGGAACTAATGAAGACAAAGGTATCGTATCAGTTGTAACAACAGATACTTTTACAGTATTACCTTCTGCTTCTGCTGGATGGGCTATCGGAACAACTGCTATTAAATGTTTCGCTTACTCTAACGAGTATAGAAAAGGAACTGAAGGTAGAGCTGAGTCTTTAGAAGCAAACCCAGACATCTTCGAAAACAAACCAATCATCATCAAAGAGAAAGATTCAGTTAATGGTTCTGATATGTCTCAAATTGGTTGGATTGAAGTTGAAGGTGAAGGAGGAATGGGTTACTTATGGTACTTAAAATCTCGTTCTCAAACTCGTCAGCGTTTTGATGACTACATCGAGATGGGTATGATTGAAGGTGTTTCTTTCGAAAGTGGTTCAGCTGCGGCTACTGCTGGATTTACAGGTACAGAAGGTTTCTTCGAAGCTGTTGAACAAGGAAATATTTTTGATGGTTTAATCACTGACTTAACTGACGTTGATGAAATCTTAGACCGTTTAAATAAGCAAGGTGCAATCTCTGAATACTTAATGTTCAATAGATTTGCTCAAGATAGAGCTATTGATGCTATGTTAGCTTCTCAAAACTCTTATGGTGTTGGTGGTACTTCTTATGGTGCTTTTGACAACTCTGAGGATACGGCTTTAAATTTAGGATTCACTGGATTTAAATTAGCTGGTTATGAAATCTACAAGTCTCAATGGAAATATTTAGATGATCCAACTGCTCGTGGTTTATTCTCAGGAAACGCTACAGTAAATGGTGTTATGTGTCCAACTGGTGTTAAAACTGTGTATGACAACGTATTAGGAGCTAACGCTTCATTACCTTTCTTACATGTTAAATACCGTAAATCTGCTACTGAAGACAGACGTTATAAAGTTTGGCAAACAGGTTCAGCAGGTGGTGCTAACAACTCTAGCTTAGATGCTAATGAATTACACATGTTATCAGAAAGAGCTTTATGTGTTATCGCTCGTAATAACTTCGTAATGTTAAAAGGAGCATAGTCTCAAAATAGATTATATAATTGAGAGGTAGTTAATTCTGCCTCTCTTTTTTTGTATAAGATATTTCTTACCTTTGCAAAAATTAAAATTAAATTAAATTATGGCTAGAGCAATTAAAAAAGCAGTTGTAGCGGAGCTAGAAACTGACAAAGACAGAACGTATGTGTTGTTATTAAAGCACACACCAATTCAATACTTCTTAAGAAGTAGACACAAAAAAGGAGCGCCCTTGCAATTCTTTGATAAGGAGCTAAATAGACTTAGGTCTTTATGTTACGCTAGTAATCAAACGAGTATTTATCAAGACGAACAAACAGGGGATGTATTAGTAGATCCTATTGTTTTTGTTAATGGTAAATTAATTGTAAAAAGAGATAATCCTCAGTTACAAGAATTATTATCAATTCATCCTTCAAACGGATCTATCTTTGAAGAGTTAAGACCAGAAGAGAAAGCAGAAGAACAAGTTGACAGCATTCAAAAAGAACTTGAAGCATTAAACATTGTAATGGAACTTCCAACTGACAAGTTAGAGAGTATTGCATTGGCTTTATTTGGAAATGGTGTGTTGTCTAGAAAAACATCTGAGGTTAAGAGAGATGTGTTGATGTATGCTAAACAAAATCCAGTAAACTTCATTCACTTAGCTTCTGACGACTTAACTGAGTTAAAAGGTTTTGCTGTTAGATGTCATGATTTAAATGTCACTCAATTCAAAGACAATGCCTTCTATAGCGGAGATACTTTATTATGTAGAGTTCCATTTGATGAGTCTGACAAGTACAATGCTTTTGCGAGATGGATTAGACAAACTGACGAAGGTGAAAAGTTCATGCAGTATGCAAATTCTAAATTAAAGTAATTTAAAGCTATAAATTACATTTTATATTAGTCCTCTGTAATTTAGTTTGCAGGGGACTATTTTTTTATTTTGTATCTTTGCAAATAATTTTCTTACAAAAAAAAGATGATAAATCAGGTATACACAACAGTACTGTCAATATTAAATAAAGAGTCAAGAGGATATATAACTCCAACAGAGTTTAATATGTATGCTGAGTTGGCTCAAATGGGGTTGTTTGAGGATTTATTCCACAAGTACTCTAAGTCTATTGTGAAGCAAAATAATAGGCTTTATAATTCAGAATACTCCGACATACCAAAACACATCAGAGAGGTTATCGATATATTTACTAAAATTGAGAGCAATGTATTAAGTGATGGAGGTCTATACTATATAGATGATTCTACATTTTATAGGTTAATAAATTTAGATTATAGTGGGGTTGATGTAGAAGAGGTTAGTAAATTGGAGATAAATAAGATGCTTAATAATGATTTAATAGCTCCATCATCATCTTACCCTGTTTTTATTAACATAGGAGGTCAATATAAGATATATCCAATAGGACTTGCTGTTGTAGATTTTAACGCTACATATATTAGAAAACCTATTCAACCTAAATGGACCTATTCGGTTGTAGCAGGAAATCCATTGTTCAATCCAACAGCAGGAGACTACCAAGATTTTGAACTTCCAACATCTATGTTTAATGAGATAGTTATAAAGATACTTTCTTATTGTGGTATTCAAATTAGAGAGGCTGATGTTGTTCAGGCAACTCAAATCATGGAAGGAATGAACGTCAATAATGAACAATTATAAAAAATAAAAGAGAAAAATGAGTAACCAAATACTACCTCCTATTAATTATTATTCAAACGAATCTAATTGGGGAAACTATCAGTATATAACACTATCTCAGCTTGTAGATAACTTTATGCTTAACTATATTGGAGATGATAGACTTTTATCAAACGTAAAGAGATATAATGTGCTGTCTCACATGAAGAGAGGTATTCAAGAGTTTAACTACGACTCAGTAAAAGAGGTAAAGGTTATGGAGGTTGAATTGAGTGATACTTTATTGCTTACTCTTCCAGGAGATTTCGTTTCTTATGTTAGGGTTTCTGTGTTAGGTGATGACGGTCTTTTAAGAACATTATCGAAAGACACGAGAACACTAATTGGAACTGCTTACCTACAAGACCACTTATACAATATACTTTTTGATGAGAATGGTTATCCATTAGAGGCTAACGAAACAGAAACATTTAAAAAATATAGCTCTCTTAATTTTTCAGAGGAGAATGAGAGACGTGATTTTAATGACACTCCAAGGTTTGGTATTGAAACAAACCAAAACAGAAACGGATACTTTACTATAGATAAAAGAAAGGGAGTTATGTCTTTCTCTTCAAATATAGGAACTAGGGTTATTGTCTTAGAATATATCTCTGATGGTCTTGAATATAATAATGGTGATGAAGTTCAGGTACATAAATTTGCAGAACAAAGTTTATACAACTACGTTAGATACATGTTATTGAGTAACAAGTACGGTGTTCAAGAGTATATTGTCAATAGAGCTAAAAAAGACTACTATAGCGAACTACAGAATACCAGAATCAGACTAATGGAGGCTAAGGGAACTGAATTACTAATTCTACTTAAGGGTAGAGGAAAATGGTTAAAATAAAATAAAGATATGGCTAAAATTCAAAATAATTTCCTCAAGGCAACAGTTGATAAAGATTTAGATGAAAGATTAACTCCTAATGGGGTTATGACTGATGCTGTGAATTTCATGGTTACATCTGAAGACGGAAGCTCTTTAGGCGTTGGAAAGAATGTAGTTGGAAATATATTGTCAAATAGTTTGAATGATACTACAGCTGTTGTTATAGGTAGTATTGCCGATGATAGTAACGAAAGGATATTCTTTTTTGCTCACTCAAATACCTACGATTACGTTGCTCAATATAATTTATCAAATAGTTCAATAGAGATACTTCTTAAGTCAACAGCAAATACTGGAGTATTAAACTTTGATTTGAACTACAGAATATCTCACTCTGACATATTTGTTAGTGTAGAAGGAGAGTCTTTGTTGTCTTGGACAGATGGATTAAATCCTCCTAGAATAGTTGGTATTGAAAAAGCTAAGACCTATGCAGTGAATGGATTTACAGAAGACGAAGTGTCTGTAATGAAACCTTCTCCTATTTTTGCTCCAAGTGTAACTCAAGTTCAATCTACAAATGTTGATTTTGCAGGATTCCTTAGAGATAAATTCTTATCATTCGCTTACAGATATAGATATGCAGATGGCTACTACTCTTCGTTTTCTTCCTGGAGTCCTTATGCATTTACTCCAGGCAGTTTTAATGTTGATTTAGACACATCAACTAATTTAGCTATGGAGAATATATCTAGGGCTTATCAAATATCATTCAATACAGGACCAAGAGAGGTAGAGATAATAGAGTTAGTTTTTAAACTATCTAACAACAATAATGTTTACT